AGCCACATATATTATAAAGTGAATGAAAAATGTCAGAGCAACCCGAAGGCATGTACACCAAAAAATCGTTTAGCGAGCTTATAGAACGATTGGTGGTTGAGAAGAGATCTAGTTACCTCGATACGATATTAGATGTATGTAAAGAGAGACAGATCGATCCAGAAGACATTGCAAAATTATTGAGTAATCCCATCAAGGCAAAGTTAGAAGCCGAAGGGATGAATCTTGGTTATTTAAAGAAGAAGAATGAGCTTACGTTCGAGTGATCCATACGACGCCTATAAGATTTATGTAGCATGTAAGCTACACTTCGAGTCGAAGACGTATGACTATTTCAAATATAATGGCAAGACGAGCGTCACGCCTAAATCATTCTTCGCACGACGTGATAAACACTTCTTCGCTAAGTTGGTACGAAAATATCCGCTTAGCGAACTGAAGTTTTTTTATGGTTGCAATTTTGCCCACCATGGCACAAAATGGGTGGGTGATCTAAATGAAGAGGGTTCAGATGAGACTTATAGAGAATATAAGGGACTCATGGAATCCTTCACATATCGGTTTAAAACTGATATAGATAAGATTATATCGAACAATGACTTTAAGAGTCTGTTTGTGGTAGACAATGGACAACACCCATTACTCGTCAAGATACTACTTCAAGGCGAGATACCACTCGAGACTTTCATAGTCCTTAATCGATATATCGGGTTTATGCCTAAGTTCGACAAAGAGATAACAGATCCCATCATGTGGCCTGACCTCTCATTGAAGATTCGTAAGTATAACCCGTTTATTACGGTGAATAACGAAGCTATCAAGGATGCACTCAAAGACTGTTTACAGGAGAGTGCAAATGTGGTATAATAGTTATTCCATACAATGTTAAACACTGCTATATAAAGGAACATAAATTATGTCATTAGCAAATCTCAAAGCGTCTCGTGCAAGCGAGATCAACAAACTAGTTGCAGCCGCAGAAAAAGTCGGCGGTGGTCAGCAACAACAATCCTACGAAGACAATCGCATGTGGAAACCCGAGGTAGACAAAGCTGGTAACGGCTTCGCTGTCATTCGTTTCCTACCCGCCCCACAAGGTGACGATTATCCATGGGCTCGATACTGGGACCACGGCTTCCAAGGTCCTGGTGGTTGGTACATCGAGAAGTCATTGACTTCGATCGGTGGTCAAGATCCAGTGTCAGAACTAAATTCCAAGTTGTGGAACTCAGGTTTGGAATCTGATAAGGACATCGCACGTAAGCAGAAGCGTCGTCTTCACTACGTATCGAACATCCTTGTCGTGTCAGATCCTGCACATCCCGAAAACGAGGGCAAGGTGTTCCTCTTCCAATACGGTAAGAAGATCTATGACAAGATGATGGACGTCATGCAGCCTCAATTCCAAGACGAAACACCGGTTAACCCGTTCGATCTATGGGAAGGTGCAAACTTCAAGTTGAAGATCCGCAACGTCGAAGGCTATCGTAACTACGATAAGTCTGAGTTTGATAAACCCACACCAGTGGCAAACGGAGATGAAGGTGAACTTGAATCAATCTACAACAAGTGTTACTCACTCAAAGAGTTTACAGATCCTAAGACATACAAGTCCTATGATGAACTCAAAGCAAAGCTCGAACGAGTGCTCGGTGGATCCGCACCACGCACTACAGCAGAGCACGTGGAACTTGATGAGACGCGTGCGGCTCCAGCAGCAGGAAAGACAGCAGCGAGTGCATTTACTCCTGCAGTGGCTGGCGACGACGAGGACGACGACACACTGTCATACTTTAGTAAGCTAGCAAAAGAGGCGTAATTGCCTGGAGTATATCGAGAAAAATCATGTCTTGAATGCGGGAAGGTCCATCGAAAGCGTGGGCCTTTCTGCTCTCAGGCATGCTCGAACTCCCATAGGGACGTATCGGTCATCACACGTGAGAAGCTCTCAAAGGTGGCCACAGAATACAAGCAGACGCCGGAAGGCATAGCAGATACAAAGAAGCTCGTACGTGATAGCGTTAAACGAGTAGAGGACAACAAGAAGCGAGACGCTGGTGAGTATGTCCTACAAGAAGACGATTGGTACGTTGTACCAGGCGGTAGTGATGAGGATCGACTCATCGATGATGATGATTGGCAGGAGGTGGAGAGATGGTAAATGAACATGTGAGTGATAAGCCGTTGTACACGATACGACAAGATCCTGAATATGTGGGGCACTGGAAGATCACCCCCAACTTCTTTGTAAGTGTGACGAAGAAGCCATCACGCATCCATATCTACTTTACCAAGCTACTACTTGGTTGGGTGTGGAGCGACGATAAGCTATGAACGAAGTAATAAGTATAGACAAGATCAAGGCGAGGTGCGACATGCTCCTCGGGTCGATGCTAGCGAGTAACGACGACCTAGCCTCGAGGTGGTGGCACTCCCCGAACAGACGATGGGACGGTAAGCACCCACAATCGGTATTTGATGAAGATCCTTGGGAGGTGTATGAATACCTCCTTCAACATGCAGACTCAGGAGGTTGGTGATGGTAGTAGTGAATAGGTGGGTGATAGTTGAATGGACGAAGGACTACAACTCCTTCACGAAGGTCCTCCATGGTGATGATGAGAAATGGGAACTTAGTCATATCATCGACAGGACAGAGGATCGAGACGACTACCTCGAGTGTACGACCCGCAACGGGACGGTGTATAAGCTATCACGCAACAAGCAAGGCCTCACATCACTCACGAGTAAGGTGTATGCCGACATCGCGAGGAAAGTCCTATCAGACAACAGCGGCGTCCATGTGGGGATCCTATCAATATGATCGACCACCTCAAGGAATACAACTGGATCTACGTGATCCTCGCCTTCACAGCCATCCTATACATCATAGAGGAGTACCTCGTATCATGAAGAACCTACAGCAAGCCATCATCGACCTACACTACATCGCCTCGACCCTCCCTCCCGACAACGACATGAACACCAGGCTTAGGAAGATAGCAGACGAGCTCCATGAGTACGTGAACGCAGATCTTAGGAAAGGCTTCAAGGTAGGCACACACGAGGAACAACAAGCTTGGTTGAGAAGTACAAGAAAGACGGAGTTTTAATATGGATGAATGTAAACGCGAACTTAATTGGTGGGAACACTACCCACTACATAAACTATGGTGCAATGATGCCTGTCCCCTCGTCCCACGGTTCTCATATAGACCACGCGATGAGTATAATTCATGGGATGCTAGCGTCCATTGGCTAATTTTCCATGTATGGACACTGAGTCATGTAAGTCTCCAATTTGACCTCGAAATCTCACCATCATGTATTGGCTTCGGATTCATCCTCCCGTACCTTCGTATCTTTATTGGCCCTCGTCATATGCATGGACCTATCAACCAATTCTTCTATAAGTACCTCACTCGCAAAGGAACACTCAACATATGATGACATTTGACACATTTGAAGAGATCTCTGACATGAAACCATGCATGAAGAGACCAATCACCGTACATGCCATCCCAATCCACGAACCATTTAGAGTAAACACACTAGAAGGTAACTATAAGCAAGGGAAACCCGGTGACTACCTAATGAAAGGGATAGACGGGGAACTGTACATCTGTGATAAGGATATATTCGAGAAGACGTATGACTTTGTATAGGTAGCTACTGAGGATCGCGAGAATTAGGGCCTTGATGAATATAGTGTCAGGATTATACAGAATTAATGGTTTTCACTATAGAGATTCTATTCACCGCTGTATAACTACTGTAGGCAATAGGACACAATCCCGTGTCTACGTCGCCTAATACTAAAGGAAATGAAATCATGTGGACAACACCTCAAGCTACTGAAATGAGATTCGGATTTGAAGTAACAATGTACGTGATGAATAAGTAATCACCACGCACCACAGATCCACGGGCAGCCTACGGGCTGCCTTTTTTACGTCTATTTCATAGGGTGGAATCAGTCCAGGTCCAAGCACTCCCGTGCAAGTCTATGATTCCATTGGACAAATTATTTTCGAAATATTTCGCTCCGGCCTATGTACAACAGCGAAAAATCAGGGTATAATGGTTCCATTAAATGATTAAACAAAGGATGAAGATGTCTGCAAACGTGATTATTGGATTTGACAAAGGTGCTGGTAAGTTTAAGTGTTCTATCAACGGTCAGCGTTTTACTACGACCAAACAGAACTACATCGAGTACATGTTCAAACAGATCACCGGTGAGAAGAAGTCATTCAAGGACATCGAGGCTATGCAAAAGCCTGCGGTCTCTGAGAAGTTCTGTATCAACCAACGTTTCGGTTTCGTGGAGAAGATCGTAGGCATGGTAGCCACTGGCGTCCAGCCTTCGACGATCATCACCGGTCAGGGTGGATTGGGTAAGACCTACACCGTCATGAAGACACTTCAGGCCAACGGTCTTAAGGACTTCAATGAGGTGGTCCAGAAGTTGCCTGTGGGCGCCACCATCCCTATGAAGACCGTGTATGTGACCATCAAAGGTTACTCCACACCTAAAGGTCTCTATCGTACGCTGTTCGAGAACCAAAATGCTACGATCGTGTTCGATGACTGTGACTCGATCCTCAAGGACCCAGTTGCCCTTAACTTGTTGAAAGGTGCATTGGATTCCTACGGCAAGCGTATCATCAGCTGGAACGCAGAATCCTTTGGTAAGGACGATGACCTACCACGTAGCTTCGAGTTCAAGGGTCGTGTCATCTTCATCTCTAACATGGACCAAGACAAGATCGACCAGGCTATCCGTAGCCGTTCAATGATGATCGACTTGTCCATGACAGATGACCAGAAGATCGACCGCATGGCTCATATTGCTGAGAGCGAAGAGTTCCTCCCAGAATACACGACCGAGATCAAAGCCGATGCACTCGCTTTGATCCGCGAAGTCAAGGACCAAGCTAAGGAGATCAGTCTCCGCACCTTGATCTCGGTCGCGAAGATCCGTGCAGCTAACCCGCATGACTATAAGGACTTGGCAACATACGTGTTGACCAACTAATGATCACGGCCTATGAAGGTCTCTCAGCTGACACCGCTCAGCAGTAAGGGACTGGAGGCCACCATATGAAGGAGAGTGAGATGAGTAATAAAGCAAGGAATGAGCAGCTGGCCGCAGAGCTGTTATCCCAGGTCGAAGACCTGGTGGAGGACTTTATCCGGGACAACTTAGACCAGGACCTGGAGATGGATGACCTGGTCGAGCAGCACGAATTCATCACTCAGTACATCCAGAAGAACATGTTCAGGACACCCCTATGATCCGGAGGATCTTATGAAGCTGTTCAGAGAGACGACTAAGGACTGGCAGGTCCCACAGGAGAACCATGCCTATGTCTTGTCAGATGATAAGCAGTGGATGTACGGGTATGTCAAGGCCGGTACAAGGGACCTGATCACATTTAAGAAGCGGATCCAGTTTAATACAAGGTATCGGACCTTTGTTGAGCTCAGGAAGGGGCAGATATGAGCGGATGGCAGTCTAAGAAGAGGAAGACACAGGACCTGCAGAGGATCGTATCCGTATGGGAGCA